AGGCGCGAACGAGTTCCTTGTTCCCGGCCTTCGCCTCGCCGATGCTCTTCGCGAACTTCGAGGCCGAATCGGCCACCGAGTCGAGGGAGTGCCCCCCGATCGTCGCCGTCTGCTGGAGCTGATCCAGGAACTCGACGGTGAGCCCGGTCTTCTCCGAGAGATCGTCGAGCGCCGCCGCCGCGTTGATCGATCTCGACACGAACGCTGCGAACGCTCCGGCCGAGAGGAAGCCGCCGAGCGCCCCGAGGCTGACGCCGAGCTTCATCGCCTGTTTGTCGAGCGCCCCGAGGCCGGTCCAGACGCTGCGGAACGCCGCGCGCGTCGCGTCGACGGCGCGTATGAAGATCGTGGTGTCTTGTCGCTCCGTCGCCACGTCAGCGCCTCCCGGATCGGAAGTTCAACTCGCGGGCGAACTCGGTGCGGAACCGCTCCTCGCCGATGCGGAGGAGCTTCGGCGAGACGCGCGCCGAGACCAGCGCGGTCGGCACGTCGATCGAGAACAGCTCGACAATCTTCAGTCTGCGGCCGGTCTCCCGCTGATAGATGCCAACGTGGCCGGTCCTCGGCATCGTCTGAATGAACGGGGCGCCCTCGAATTCCGACCTGCCGCTGACCAGCCGTCGGCCGTGACGGCGGACCACCAGGACGGAGATCTTGCCCGCGCGTCGCCTGCCGGTCAGCAGTCTCGCGCCGAACGCCGCCAAGGCGGCGCGGCGACCCGCTGCGATCACGGACGATTCGAGGTTCCTGACGCTGGCGCGCGTCGCGCGGAGCTTGGACTTCGCGGTGCTCGCGCGGATGGCGTACGTCTTGCGGATCTCCTTGGACGCCTCCTTGCGCACGGTGACCGCGGCGCGCGTCAGCGCCCGAGCGGCGGCCGGCTTGACGACGGCGTCCGGCGCGGTGAGCGCGCGCGCCGAGGTCTTCGCGAGATCGCTCGTCACGGTCAATTTCACAGCCGCCCCTTCGCCTCCGCGATGTCTCGCATGAGGAGCAGCATCAGCTCCGGGTCCGAGCACGGCCAGAGCTGATCCAGGATCGCGAAGTTCCCGAGATCGTACCCGCCGGCTAGCGCCCAGCGGTCAACGGCCTCCGCGAACATGGCCGGTCGCTCCGGTTCCGCGCCGTCGAGAAGCGCACCGAGGCCGACGGCGGCGAGCCCCGGCTTGTGGGATCTGCTCAGCTCCCATTCGATGCGCTCTCCCGCTTTTTTCGCTCGCTCTCCAGCAGAGCCTTTCGCTCGTTGTACTTCGCGAGCACGTCGAGCGTCAGGCGATCGAACCAATCCACCTGCTGATCGAGGAGCGGCCCGACCGCCTCCGGAGCGAAGTCCAAAGGCTCATCGCCGACGTCCCGCTCCTCCGGGATGAGGTGATGAACCTTCACCCCGGACCAGCCGACCACGGCCTCCACGATCATCTCTCTGCCCCAGCTCGCCCGGTTCACGCCAAGCTTGCTCGCGTACCGGCGAAGATCTCCCTCCGCCGGAGCCACCCACGAGAACGAGATCCCGTCCGCGACGTCGGTCTTTCCGGACCGCACCGCCGCGAACCTCTCCTTGAGATCCCCGAACCGCATCATCAGCTCGCGTACGTGATCGAATCCGAGACGAGGGCGAGGTTGAGCCGGTAGATCAGCGAGTTGTTCTCCGGCACCGGCTCCTCGTTCAGGCCCCAGTACGCGTTCCCGTAGATCTTCTGAAGCCCCGCGGTGATGATCCGGAACGGAGTGAGCACCGATCCTTGCGACGCGGCCCTCACCGTGGGAACCCAGCTCAGCGACGGATCGAAGAACGCGGTGAAGTCCAGCGTCACCGCCTCCGCGAGCCCCGGCCGGTTGATGCGCCGCACGTCGGTCATCTGCGTGATGTCGTCCTGCTCGAAGCCGCCGCCCGACGATGAAAACTCCGGCCGCAGCTGGGTGATCGAGGTCCAGGTGAGGACCTCCCGCACCGTGCCCGCTCCCTCGCCGGCCGGGTAGTTCGCGGTGCTCGACGTGTCGACCAGCTCCAGCGTGACGTCGTTCGTGGCGACCGTCTTCGCCCGCACGACGCGGCGCGCCAACCTCGGCCACCCGGACGTGAGGACCTCGATGATGTCGCCGACGATGATGCCGTGAGTCGCCTCCAACGTCGCCACCGCCTCCGTCGCGTTCGTGATCGCCGTCATGTTTTTGGAAGTGCCGAACGACGCGCCGATCGCGAGCTGAAGCCCCAAGCTCTTGATGATTGCCATTTTCCCTGCTCCTTTGCTATGCCCCGATGATGACGTCCGGCGCCGACGTGAACAGCACCGCCTCGAACGAGAGCGCGACCGACCCGACCGGCTTCGCCAGATCGTCGCGCATCGACATCGTGGCGCCCGTGTAACTTAGATTCGTCTGGAAAGCGCCGATCACCACCGGAGCGGCGAGAGCGATCTCGACCTCCTTGGCGATCTGATCCAGTATTTCGTCGACGGTGCCCTCCGCTGCCTGGGCGAGACCCTCGATCCTCACCTCGATCGTCCGCTGGTCCGCCGACTCATCGAGCATCACGCCCTCCGCGCTCTCGTCGCTCGCGTAGACGAGGAGGCACGGCAGCGCCGAGTTGATCGGGTAGATCCTCGACTCGTGAACCCGCGCCCCCGTCGTGGCGAGCCCGGTTACCGCCGCGGTCACCGCGCTTCGGAGCTGCTTGCGAACGTGATCGGCCACGTCAGGTCGCCTCCAGGATCAGGGTCGTGAAGCCCGTTCCGTCCGGCTCCGACCGCACGATCGCGTAGCCGACGGAGTTCACGCTCAGCGCCTTCCCCTCCGGCGACGGGACCCAAGCAGCCCACGTGTAGAACGTCGGGACGCTTCCGGAGATCGGAACTTCGGCGATCGCCGATTCCCCATACTCGTTGCCGAAGATCCCGACCACGTCCGTCGCGCCGTCGAACACGGCAGCCGTGCCGTGCTCCTCGGCGTTCAGGAAGACGGTCGGGTCCTCGACGAAAGCCACGGCTTCAGCTCGTGTACTTCGGGTGATACCGCAGGCTCGCCGCCACGAGCGACGGACCCGTCACGATCGTTCCGACGACGCGCACCCAGCCGCGAACGGCGCTGCCGTTGATCGTGCGCTTCTGGATCTGAGTCGCCGCGCCGGCCGCGAACGCGCCCTCGTTCGGCGTCACGCCGGCGGCGCCGGTGCCGCTGCCGTCCGTCGCATCCTCGATCGTCCACGTGATCGAGCCCGTCACGGCGCCCGTCTGAACCGTGAACTCCAGGTCGCCCTCGGCCGCGCGAGCGTCGACCCACGCGCTCGTGGCGTTCACCGTCGCCGCCGCGGAGACGGGGTTGAGGAGGATCACGACGGACTTCGCCTGAGATAGATGGCCTCCGAGACTCATGCTCAATGCTCCTTTGTTGCGGCCCCCGGCGACGCCTTCGCGTGCTTCTCGGGTTCCGATTTCACGATCTGATCCGTCGCCTTCTTCGCGGCGATCATCTCCAGTCCGAAGACCTTCGGAACGTTCAGGACTTCGCCGACCGGGCGCGGCTTGCCCTCCCAGTAGAACGACCGAAGAACCTGAATGTCCACGCTTCCTTGCATTTGTGCCATGTCTCTCAACTCCTCTTTGGTTGCGCCAGAGACCAGCGACGCCGCGCTCTCGATCGTGAGCGGCATCGCCGGTCGCCTCCTTTCGCCCGCGAAAGATCGATCAGGTGATCGTCGTCGCCCTGCTGAACGCCACGTTGTAGCGCACCCCCACGTCGATGGTGTAGATCGCTCGGATGCCGATGATCGCCGCCGGGAAGTTCGCCGTCGGGTTTACCGCGATCTCCAGCACGCCCCACTCGCCGACCACGAGCTGAGACCAGTCCCCGAAGATCATGGTCGCCGCGGTGACCTGATTCGTGCCCATCGCCGGCATGCCGAACAGCGAGCCGTTCCAGGGGTTACCCTGCCAGAGCCGGGTGGTGCCCGTCGTGGGCAGCTCGGGGCGAACCATCAGCAGCCCCGCGACCGCCGGCGTCGTGACGTAGCCCGGCGCGACCGGCGTGACGTTGCCGGTGGCCACGTCGGTCATGAACTCGATGATCCCCGCCGCGGCGAGCGAAGTGCCCGTGACGGAGCCGATCCCCGCCGTCGCGCTGATCCCCGTCGGCTGACCGGAGGCGCCAGAGCCCTCCAGGCCGGCGAGGTCGACCGCGAGGCCGACCACGGTGGCCAGGTCCGACATCACCAAACCCTCGGCCTCGGGCGACGACTGAAGCAGCAGCAGCCGGCTGATCTCGGTGTACGCGCCCACCGTCTTCGGCGTGAGCGCCATTTGAGCGAACGTCTGCTGGCTCTCCGTGATCGCCGTCGCCTCGGTCGAGAGCCAGTAAGCCGTCGCCGCCGCCGTCTGCTTCGGCACGGTGACGTTGCCCACCAGGCCGGACAGGCGCCGCGCCCCCATCGTCATGATGACGCTGCGGTTGCGGAGCATCTCGATGAAGCCGACGTTCGCCGTCTCGACGAGGTAGCCCCCGGCTCCCGCCGTCGCCACGGTCAGGTCGCGCGTCGCCCGCTCCTGGACCTCCAGCGGGACGTAGAACTTCGTCCCGTCCGGGATCTTGCCGAGCTTCGCCGCGATCGCGCGCGTCGCCTCCAGCTCGAACCCAGCCTCCTTCCAGCTCGCGCCGGTCGGATCCGCGATCGCGCGCACGGCCTTGAGGACGCTGAACCGCTGCGTCTCCTTCGCGGTGAGGCCCAGCCGTCCAGGCGTCTCCGGGTTGGACTTGCCGCGCTGCTCCGCGATCTTCAGGATGTCGTCGGCCACCTGATTCAGGCTGAGGCCCGACGTGATCCAGTAGTCGCGCACGTCGTCCTCGACCTTGTTCGCGCGCGCGAGGTTCTGGATCGCCTTGATGCGACCGTCCTCCATCGCGCTCGCGCTGGACGCCGCCGCGCGGATGCGCTCGGTCGCCTCGCGCTCGGCCCGCTCCATCTCCTTGCGCGCCGCCTCCGCCCGCTGACGCTCCTCCTGAGCTTGTTCCTCGGCGGTGGGAG